CGCGCCATTTCCCTCTGCGGTGGTAGTGATAAGATGATATACGAATACAAATGTCCGAACTGCTCAACTACCTCTCTCGTTGAGCGTTCAATCCACGCCGAAGCAAGCACCCCCTCCTGCTCTGACTGCGGCGAAATGATGAATAGGGTCTGGGCTTCTCCTCCTATCTCCTTTCGAGGCCCAGACTTCTATTCAAACTCCAAAGACCTTTAGACAAATAAAAAAGCCCCGCAGAAAGGATAAGGAACTGCGGAGCTTTACAGTTTATTATAGCAGGCTAACTAATTGCTTTCCAATTTCATAAGTATAAACGGGTGGGATAGCCTCTACTAATTCTCCCCATATCATCCATTCAATACCCATTGCTTCTCTTGCTTCTTCAATAGACTTTGCGGTGCGTCCTCCGCTAGGTATCTCATCTTTCATAGAACCATACACGCCAACAGGTCTGCCTTGTTCTTTGTGCTTACAAGATGAACCTGTGAGTGCGAGGTTAGACTCAAAGAGTCTATGCCTTCTGACCTTCAGAACCAAAACTAGAGCCACAGAATTGAACAGGGTTGATAAGCGGAGCTCCAGGAACATTCTCAATAACATAAGGCTTGCCACTTGCTATCAAAGCCTCACGAGTTTGAGGTATGAGATCCACTTTATCTGTTGTCTTACCCTGTGCTACCCGTAGGTGCTTGGTTGCGCTATGAGTCTGACAGGGTGGGCTAGCTGCTATCACATCAAAGGTTCTCAAGTAATCCAAGTCCTTCAATACATCAAGACAGTCTGCCTGTATGAAGGTAAAGGGATAGCGCTTCTGTTTCTTTATATCTATCCCTGTTACCTCAAAGCCAGCGTCAGCGTAGCCTTTACTTGCTCCACCTGCCTTACAGTAGAGGTCAAGTAGTTTCACTTTTAGTAGTGTCCTTTTCTAAGAGAGAAAGCGTTCGCTCTACACGGGGTAGAATATCGTTCTCTAATATAGCGCAGACCTCTGAGTATCTGTATTCGAGGATCTCTATTCTTTTCTCCAAGTACCTGAGCAATTCCAAAAGCGCTACTTCCTTGCTGGTTCTGAGCGTAGTGGTCAAACCTACTCTCACGGGTCCATAAGGACTCCAAACATCGCCACTCCCTTCCTCTCCAACCAAACGCAACCCACGCATACTCTTTTGCGAGCGCTCTGTTTTCATTCTTCTCCTCCCACGTAGCCTTTGTCCTGCTCATCTGCGTTGCCTTCTTGGGATCTAAGTGTGTTACCTGCTCCATATGTGAGAACAGAAACATCAAGGTCAATAGCGGTAGCGCCACTAATATCCAACCACGCCCTTCCATTAGCCTCATCAGTTAGCCTCTCCTTTTCAAGTAAATCCTTGTATTGGTCGGGGTATTGCTGTGCCAGCTTGGTGAGCGCTCGCGCTCTCGCCCTCTGATAATTGCGTAGCCATACCGCACGCTTCTCAGAGTTCTGCCTTCGTTTATCTATTGTTTTCATTGAGCTTATCCTCCCACACTATAAGCAGGTAGGCAAGAATGGTCGCCATTATTACGCCTAGAAATATCACCCTCTACTCCTCTCGCTTGTGATAGTAGCCAGCACTAGAGCTGTCACTTCTATCTTGTCGGTGACCAGCACAGGGTTCTCGATGTCCTGCTCATTCCACACACTCACAAAGATAGAGTTATCTAGCCCCCTTCTGAACCATTCAACGGCTTCACTCGGACTTGCTCCACCCCACGCAATATCTCCCTTGCGATCCATTACCTCATAGAAATTAGTTAGTTTCATACTCTTTCCCTCTCTACTTCTGTGTCGTTGAGATACTGAACATAATCAAAGTCTTGGTAGTGCTTACTCAAAGGCTCTACGAGCGCGTCAATGAAGCGATCCATAGTTTCTTGGTTGAACTCTTCCTCCTCCTTGAGGCATTGGATAGCGTCAGTAATACTCAGGTATTCATCGCGGTTCATTAGTTTTCTCCTCCTTGTAGTTGATTAGTTGTAGTTCATTCAAGGCATTCACCATACGGATCAGGTTCGCCCCTGCCTCCTTGCTATCTCCCTCTACCATTTGCTTGATAGCTAGGTCACGGCAGAGGTCTGCCTTTGCTTGATAGTATTCCTTATTCACTTGCTTCCTCCTCTACTGATAAAACTTGCCACGAGTTTTCCGCCCCTATAAGGAGCGCACCCCACGCTGGCTTGAATAGTTCCTCCATTGTTCTTTCGCTTTCAATTTCTAAAGTCACCACATACTTACTCATTTACTTTCCTCCTCCATTTTGATTAGGTCGTCTATTTCAGGAGAGTAGGCTACTCTATCCGCCTTCTCCTCCTCCATACCACACGCGGTTTCGGCGTGCTTTGTTAGTGTGCGATCAGAGAAGTTCCACCCACACACGCCACAAGACGGACTCATAGCGACACCTTTCCAAGAGCCAAGAGTTCTCCCTCTTTACTAAACTCTGCGTCACAGTTTCCGCAATACTTAGCACCGCAGTCGCACTCGTGGTCGTCAGTATCCAACTCAAACAACTCATCACTTCCGCACTCTGAACACTTAGACATTGACTACCTCCTCCTCCTTACAATTCTCACACCACCAGAACGAGACTTCTCCCATTCTGTAATGGCTCACCTCAGCTTCCTGCGTACAACTATCGCAAAAGTCTTTCACTTGCTCTCCTCCTTCTCATAATCTACGATTTCCCACATACTACTAAGGATCGCGTTCTGCCACTCTCCACAATGCTCGCAAGAATAATCAACGCAGGCGGTAGATAACACAAGCCCACGCAACCCACAGAACCGACACTTATCCATTGTTCTTGTCCTCTCTCTCCTTGATTTCCACCTTACTCATTACCCACAGCACCGCCCCGATTAGTAGGGCTACGCCTAACACTTGCGCTGTGGCTTGCCACCCTCCGAGATATATGTCGAACATTAGGCGCTAACCTCCTATATCCACTCGTGGCGGATTGTGTAAGCTCCGCGATCCTCGTAGCCATAGAGTATGGCGGAGACTGTATAGACAACGTGAAAGCCCATATCCATTCCGCAACCGCCCACGCGGATTACGCGTTGCCCGTTGCGCTCTTTGATTGTGCCAATGTCTAGTTTTCCGACGTAATAGGTCACGTCTAAAATCTGTCCGTCTAAAGCCACTAAAACTTTCATATCTCTAGACATACCCGACGAGGACACGTGCTTTAGGCTTGTGTAAAGTGTCGGCTTCTCCTGCTTTCCTAGTATGCTCAAAAGATAGGCGCGTGCGCTCTCCCTCTCTTGCTCTTTCTGTGCTTTCTTGCTAAGTGTTGCTGTAGCCATTGTTTTTTATCCTTTGTTTTGTTGTTGCTAGCTCTAGGTGAGCTACCATAAGGGAGAGGATAGACTAACTCTCCCCTATAGTAAAGTACCTAGACTAATTCCGACACTTTCGCCAATACTGTCGCGTAGTCTTCTTCCCCCTTGCCATATCTACGCACCAGGGCTAGGGTTTCCTCGTCTTCTTTTATGGTTTCTACTAATAGGCCAGGATCGGTTAGTAGCTCTCCCGCTAGGCATTGGATTAGGTTAGTTGCGCTCATAGGCTTGTTCATTATGCGCCCACCTTCTCGCGCTTGTGTTCATATAGGGTTATACCAGTTTCAATACTTACTAGGCGATAACCTCCCTCTATCCATATTTCATAGGCTAGTCGGGGAGCCTTAGCGTATCGGGTAAGAGGAGCGCGTGTCTTTCCATAAACTCTTTCAGGTAGGCTCATTGAGTCAATACCTTTTGAGCGTAGGAAAGAGGGAGCCTCTAGGTCTTCCTCTAAATAAACAGTTGAGCCTTTTGGCGAGATATATCCAAAACCTGTTGAGTAGTTGATGGCATCAGGATACTCTTTTAGGGATACAGCTAACCAGGCGTGAGAGGGATCTGCGTACCATTTCATTTTGATTTATCCTTTCAATGATGAGCTATCTGCTCACTAGTGAAAAGATATATGAGGCTAGTCTATCTTGTCAAGAGATAGCAGAAAATAAATCTATGGCGTGTCGGGGTAGGTGATAGGCACGCGATCCGATAGCTGGCGCGGCGTAATAGATAGCGGCGTGAGCTTTACCGATAGCGCCACAATCTTGTGGCGCGTAATCGGATTATCGGGGCGGATATTTATTTACAGCAAAGAATTATTAGGGAGGCGCACCGCGCCGATGCGGTAGCAAGCCCTTCCACTATTCCCCACTTTCCCCCACTTATCCACAGGGCAGGGCTAGTCTGTGGATAACTCAAGCCAGCGCAACGGACGACCCCCCGTTGCTAAATATAGTACTGATGTAGTATATGTACCAGCTACAAATATCTCCACTAAAGTGGATCCATTTTCCGTATTGTCCGTATTATATGCCTATATCTGTGACGTTAGTCACATCTATAAAGATTTTTGGAAGAAAAGCGGGAAACCGCTTTTTTTTCCTGCCTAATACAGTATATGGGAGCAAATGCGGAACAGCCCTAGCATTTGCGACGCTACGCTCACGCTACGCCCGTTAGGGAGGTAGCAGTGAGCGCTCCTAACGGAGCGAGGCCGAATCGTATGATGAGGCTCAAGCGGAGCCTCTTTTAGTTGGGTGTATTCTATCTATACGCCCGTTAGGATGAAATGCCAGAGAATACCTCCGATATAGCCAAGCGAGTCATCCTCTCTGCTATCGCAGAAGGTATGACGGTAGAGCAGGCTGTCGCCTCTGCTGGTAAATCCTATAAGTCTTATGAGTATTACCGCCGTACCGATCCGTCCTTCAAGGACAAGGTAGACAGAACTAGGCTAGGCCTACGCGGAGCTTCCTTTATAGAGAAGACTCTAGATGACCTGACATTCGCTCAGTTCAGAGAACGCTTCCTGCGTTCCAAAACTTTCTCTCATCAGCAGAACCTGATAGATGTCATCGAAGGTAGGGACCCAAGCTGGCTCCATCCGTCGATGAAGTACGAAAAGGGTCTGGCAGATAACCGCATCCTTATCAACATTCCTCCTAACCACGCCAAGTCAATTACGGTCACCGTAGACTACGTAACCTGGAAGATTGTCAATAACCCGAACTTTAGAGTTCTCATAGTTTCCCAAACCCAGCGTCTAGCCGCAGACTTCCTTTATGCTATCAAGCAGCGACTGACGCATCCAATGTACGAAGAACTACAGCAGGCATACGCCGCTGGGGTTGGGTTCAAATCTAAGACTGCCTCTTGGCAGCAGACCCGCGTCACCTTCGGTGATGAACTCAGAGAGTCCTCTGAGAAGGACCCTAATATCGAAGCAGTCGGTATCGGCGGTCAGATTTACGGTAAGCGTGCCGATATGATTCTTATAGACGACGCAGTTACCCTCTCGAACGCAAATGACTTTGAACGACAGATCAAGTGGCTTACCCAAGATGTACGCTCCCGTCTCAACCCGACAGGTAAGCTCATCGTTATCGGTACCCGCGTAGCTGCAGTAGATTTATACAAAGAACTACGTTCTCAAGATAGATACCCTGGTGGTTTGGTCCCTTGGACCTATCTGGCTATGCCAGCTCTACTTGAATCTAATGAAGACCCTGACAAGTGGGTTACTCTCTGGCCTTATTCAGACCAACCCTTTGATGGACAACCAGAAGAGCAGAAGACCGAAGAGGGCCTATGGCCCCGCTGGAATGGACGTAACCTTTTCAACGAGCGTCAAGCGATGGATGCCTCTACCTGGGCTTTGATTTATCAACAGCAAGATATATCTGATGATGCAATCTTTGACCCTGTATGTGTGAAAGGCTCTATCGATGGAATGCGAAAAGCAGGTCGATTGGTGCCTGGCAATCCAGGTCATCCCAAAGACCTCAACGGTTTCAGTTTTATTTGTGGACTGGACCCAGCAATGGTCGGAGACACAGCGGCAGTCTGTTATGCGGTTGATCGGATATCTCATAAGCGCTACATTGTTGACGCTATCAAGATTACACGTCCTACGCCTGCACAAATCCGACAACTCATTACCGATTGGACTAACGTATATGCGCCTTCGGAATGGATCGTCGAGCGCAATGCCTTTCAATCTTTTCTCACGCAAGATGAGGGAATTAGACAATTCCTTGCATCCAAAGGAACTGTACTAAGAGAGCACCACACTGGTAATAACAAGTGGGATGCAGGCTTTGGTGTGGCATCTATGTCCACCCTCTTTGGTACCAAGCAGCAAGATGGAAAGCATCATAGAGATAATCTGATTCATCTTCCATCAGACCAGACAGAGAATATCAAGTCTTTGATAGAACAACTTATTACCTGGTCGCCTACGACCAAGGGTAAGACCGATATGGTGATGGCTCTTTGGTTCTGCGAAATCAAAGCGCGTGAATGGCTCAACCAAGGTATTCACACTACCCACCATATGCGAAATCCATTCTTATCACGATACGAACAAGGCAAACGTAAAGTCATCAATATCGATGAACTGCTTGCTGAAAAAGACAGACAGTTCATCTAGGAGACAACAATGGCAGCTAAAAAAGCAAAATCAACAGGCGCTCCAGTAGCAAAGACAAGCAGTCCATTACCTTCTTACATAAAAGTACAAGGCGTAAAGTACGATGTAAAAAAAACTGCCACTGGAAAAATCAAAGTAACAACTCCAACTGGTAATGTTGTTACATTTCCAAAGGGAACAAACGTAGGTGCTATTGGTTCCAGACTTCAATCTGGCGAAACTATGTTTGGAGACAAATCCATTAGTAAAAAAATGGGTGCAAAAGTTACTAAACCAAAATCTTCTACCGTAAAAAGTGGTATGCGTGGTGGTGGCGGTGGCCTAGGTGGAATACTCGGTAAGAACCTAAGATAAGGAAATTTAGATGTTATCAGTCAAAGAGGTAATCGCTAAGGTTGCGCGACTTCAAACGAAGTACGCACCACGCGATCAGCGTATGCGCGACGTACTATCGGTACGTCAAGGAGACATTAGCAAGGTCTATCCTGCTATGTTCTCAGAAGAATACCCCAAGCCTCTTGTTGCTAACTTCGTAGATGTAGCCGCCCGTGACCTAGCAGAAGTGATGGCACCTCTTCCATCCTTCAACTGCGCTGCTACTAATATGGTTTCAGACAACGCACGCAAGGCTGCAGATACCAGAACTCGTATCGCTAACTATTACGTCTCAGGTTCTGAACT